TCATTTTGGATTGTTTGCAAATGCACCGGTAACTTTTGCAATTAAGTCTTTGGGCTGGTTATAGGTCAAGTGGGCGTAAATATCCAAGGTGATCTTTGCATGTTCGTGCCCAGCAAGCACCTGGACCGTTTTAACATCGACACCGGCCAGCAGCAAATTTGTAATATAAGTGTGCCGCAGTTGGTGGGGCGTCACATGAAAGTCCATGCTGTAAACTACATTCCGATTATGGGATGCGCTTTCCCCTAGAACCGGGGTCACGGTATGCTTTATTTTTTGGCCATTAACATAGCGGGTATAGCTTCGCTCCTTTGTGCTGCGGACAGTGACATATTTCCAGAGCCGTGCCCATTGTGTGCCGGATAGTGGGCCGCCGGTGCTGGCAGCGATCACATAATCATCCGTTGATGAATTTTTGACCGCCTGTAGACATTCGACCAGCTGGGGAGGAATTGGAATCGTTCGCTTTGCCGCTTTGGTTTTGAGTTCGGTTAGTACAACGGGCCGGTTGTGTTCCGTGTGCCACGCCCTGCAAACAGTGATATGGGGCGCGGCGCCATCAAGAAATACGCTGTCCCATTGCAAGGCCAGCGCCTCCTCCCTTCGGAGGCCAGCGTAAAGGCATAGCATGATAAACGGATAGGGTGGCAATCCACGAATTGCATCAAGTAAGGTTTTAACCTGTTCCCCGGTGAGTGCCTTTTTTTCTTCGGCAGGCTTTCCGCCTTTTGGGTTCAAATCTTCACACGGCATTTCATCTATAACGTGGCTTTTCAGGGCGGCCGTAAAAATCATTTTATAAAGCATCTGGACACCACGATAAATTGACGCGGACTGTGCTGTAGCTTTAGAGATCGCCATGTTTATGTCGTCCGGGGTAATATCAACCATATACTTTTCACCCAGCGGAGCTATGATATAATTCTTGACCTTTGACGTGTAGTCAGCCAGCGTCGTGGTGCGGATATGCGCCCCATGCATGGTGAGCCATTTTTCGGCGTAATCTTTCACGGTTGGGTTTTCGCGCCGGTAAATAGCCTCATCAATTTGAAACTGGACACTGGCGATTTTTTCGGTCAGCTCATCCGGGGTCTGGGCATAGAGCGCCACATATTTCCCGTCCGGCCCTTTGACACGCTTGCGGTATTCATTTCGGCTTGCTACAAATTCATAGGTTGGTTTTTTAGGTCGAGCCAACGAAAACACCCCCTTTCTCCAGACTTGCCAACCATATAGTACAAAAAAGCCCGCCCATTCCGGCGGGCCTTTTTACAGATCATTTATTTATGAAAGAGTGCTAAATAGGTTTTGAATATCGGCCTTGCTGGATACTTCATCATCAAAGACAAGGGCCATGTCATTATTAAATTCGGCGGGGAAATCGCCAAACCCTTGCAAAGTAATTGCCTTATTTTTTGAAGCCGTATTATAGGCATCTGTGCTGGTGTCAAATTTATAAAGTTCCACATTTCCGTCACTAAGTTTGTATTTCGTGCCCTGCTGGGCACCGACCATATCAGCATCCACTGCCACCTTTTCGTAGGTGATCCCCAATTCGTCCAGACCAGCCTCGAATTGCTCAAATTTTGTTTTCTCCGTGGCCACAGGGTCAGCCGATGAAGCCACGACGGGACTTGAGCCAGTTTCCTGGCTGCTTGTTGACGGCGTGGGAGTATCGGGCGCCGTGGAAACATTGGACCCAGAGCCGCCAGAAGAACAAGCAGCCAGCGTTGAAATAATCAAGAACGCAGAAAGCAACAAACCAACTCGTTTCATAATAATACCCCCTGAATATTTTTTACTGCAACCAACGGCAGAGTTTCATTGTGCCCGCTCCATCGAGCGGGCTATTTTTATCGCTTAATACCCATTTGCTGCCGCTCCGTGCGCTGCCTGCTCGCTCGTGAACCCCTCGTATTCCAATTGACTAATGAGACCATCCTTTGAAAACGAAGATATGCTTAAATAGTTTTTTGCGGATTTTGCTGCCTGTTCATCCCAATCCGCTCCACAATTGTCTGCTCCATAAGTCGCCTGCTCTGTTGTAAACTTTTCATACTCCAGTTGAGTGATAAGCCCGCTATACGAAAAGGCTGAATTGTTTAAATAGTTTTTTGCGGATGCCAGAGCCTGTTCGTTCCAATCGGCTCCGCAGTTATCTGCGGCGTAGGTAGCGTCTTCTGCTGAGTATTTTTCGTACTCCAGCTGTGAGATCAGACCGTCATGCGAAAACGCGGCATAATCTAAATAAGTCTTTGCGGCCGCAAGGGCGTTCATCTGACCTGTGGTCCCGTTTGATTGAGAGGCATCTGTGGTCTGACTTGGCACCGCAGTTTGTGACTGCGTTGGCGTTGGTGCCGTACCAGCAGAATCTTTATCCCCGCCATCCTGTGACCCAATTGCTCCAATAACAATTATGGCGACAATAACCCAGAACCACCATTTCTTAAAAATAGGTTTCTTTTTCTTCACCTTGACGGAGACATTTCCTGGGGCAGGCTCCGCACAGTTTGGACAAAAGTTTCCGGTGAATTCCGTCCCACATTTCGGACATTTCATTTTCTGTTCCTCCCTCTATTTTATCCACTGGATGGATAAAATTAACTATATCACACAAAACGGCACAAAAGAAGAAACAACTGGAAAATTCGTATAATCTGACGAAAAAATCAAGCACCGTCTCAGAAATGGGACGGTGCTTTTCTATGCTTCAGGCCTCTTTGGCGTTTGGTAAAGCTGATGATTTTACCGTGTCCCCTTTTTCATCTTCCAACTCGGACCGGTATGAAGACACTTCGCGGTCGATCTCGCGCTCACGGCTATCTTCCACCCTGAATTTGCAGTCTGCGCAAAATGTTTCTTTCAAGCGATCCAGCAGGGTCGCACGCATTTCATGTGGAATTTCCAGGTACGCCTTGAACAATTTAATCTCTAAAGCGGAAAGCTCATTCTCTCGCGCGTATTCGTCCAGCGTGAATGTGTCCGGATGCACGAACATGTCACCCTCACCGGTACGGAGCCAAGACTCGGAGACATTAAATGTGGAACAGAGATAATTAACAAAAAGCTCGCTCGGTTCAACTCTGTTGTTTTCTATGTTGGCCATAACGTCCCGGCTGACACCGAGTTTCTCTCCAAACTCTCTTTGAGACAAGTCCAGATGTTTTCGAATTTCTCTTATTCTGTGATACATGCCATCGCCTCCTTTCTTTTCTATATTATACAAACCGGATGTGATTGTCAACACAAAATTTCTTAAATACGTGTTGACAATCACGAATAAGCATGATAGTATGTGATTATCAACACAGGAGCAAACACATTAGCTAAATAGTAAAGAAGAAATCACAAGAAAGGAGGTGCTTTATATGGACATCGTCATTAAAAACGAAGAGCGGTCCGACATGGACAAACTCAAGCAACTGATTCAATCCGTTCCCGTCAACAGTATCCCCCTGATTACAGCATTTATAGAGGGAGTGCGGTTTTGCCAAACCGAAGTGCCAGGAGAAAAATCTGCATAACCAAGAGCAGCAGCGGCCGGCATGATTCCGGCCGGACAAACGAGCCTGCCGCGAGCTGATAATCAATATCGGCGCAATGTTTGTCCCACTCAAAGCAGCCTGTAGAAAAAGTGTAAACATCATCTGCGGCGGCAACCGCAGACGGATATGTACCGTAAAAAACTTCGTTGATAACAATGGAATATGAGCCGGTTCTATTTTTGACTATACGAATTACACCTATTGGACTTTTGTAAAGCCACATAAAATCACCCCCTTTCTACCGTAATTCTAACACGCGGCGAAATCGGGAGCAATTAACACAAGGAGGAACCCACATGGCAACATGCGCATTATTGAGCCGCAAGGACGCGGCTGCCAGGCTGGGCGTGTCGCTGGTCACATTGGACGCTGAACGGACCAGCGGCAGATTGGCATACATTCAGCGGAAACGCGGCGGGAAAGTATGGGTCACTGAGAAGGCCATAGCGGAATACCTGGCCAGAGCGACCCACCCGGCAAGACCGGAATTGAGGGCATTTCGGACAACGCACCAAAAACGCAGGGCGTAACAGTCCAAGAATAGCCGCCGCCCACGCGGCGGGAATGTGAGGAAGAGCAGACCGTGGAACGTGTTTTTTGGCGGGATATCAAGCGGAAAAGGCTGCCCTGCTGCTGTTTGCGGCGGCGTTTTGCGGGGACAAGCCGTCTACCGCACTGGTGCTGCTGATTACAGGTGCGACGGTGCAGATATTATCAGGAAGGAGAATAACAGGATGATACATAGACATCGGACCCGCTATGAGCGCCGCAGGCGGTTCAAGCTGGCGCTGTGCTGCATCGGCTGGGCGGTGCTGACCGTGCTTGTGGGCGCGCTGCTGATCGGGGGTGCGCCGCTTGGCTAAGATCGGGGATACGCTGGTCTGCCCGGTCTGCGGGGAGAAGTTCACCGCAAGCAGCACCAGACAGGTCTACTGCTCGTCGGCCTGCCGGTTCGGCTCCAAATTCAGCAGCCCGCATGAGAAAAAGAAGCGCCGTGCCCCAGGCTATACCATTGAGGAAATCAGCCGCGCGGCCCGCAGAGCGGGCCTAAGCTACGGCGATTATGTAGCCAGAGTGGGGCTGTGAAATACCGATATCGTATCTGCCGCCACTGTGGCCGGCGCTGGAACGCGGCGGTACATAAGGAGGAATTATCTTTGAAGATCAGGGTTTTGGAAGAACTCCCGGTAGAACCGTTTAACCGCCCGAAGGTCGGCGGGGTTTATGAAGTGGTGGAGAGTGAACCGCGCCAATACGGCGGAACCCTTTATTTCATAGAAATCAAGGGCGTTAAGGTCGGCGTGTTTGCCCGAGAGTGTGAAGTGATCCGAGAGACGGCCACCGGATGGAATGTATGAAATATGCGCAAGGACAGATTCTGGCCGCCGTGCTGTTTATCCTTGATGCTTACATCATGAGTGAGAGCATTCTAATGGTAATCGTTTTTACCACCGCCGGCACGGCGGTACTTGGATGAACGAATGGAGGGAAAAGATGAGAAAGACTGCTTGTGAACTGAAGCCGGATGCCTACCGGGTGACCCACCCGGAGTATGGAACGGTAGATCTGGTGGCCCTAACAGACGAAAACGCGGTGCTATTGGCCTGCCGCGAATGGCATATTAGCTGGGGCCTGAACGCCTGCGACTGCCGGGCGGTCAAGCTGAAAAAAGCGGAGCGCGGGGTATGCCGCTGCTGCGGCTATGAGGCATTTGTCAACGGAAATGGCCTTTGCAATCAGTGCGCCAGGGAAAAGGAAATCGAAAAGCGGGCCTATTTCAGGCAGTACCCGGTTAAAAGGGAGCGCCCGTGATGCTGATTTCAGAGCAGGGCCTGTGCAGGGCCATCAAGCAGATACATAAAACCGGGTATGACATCCTGATGGACGAGAGTGAACTGGTGATCAGCTCGGAGCGCTTTCTGGTGGTGATGGACCGGCGGGATATTCCAAGAAAGGTGCAGGGCCTTCTGGTGGAGCACATGGGATGCCTGCCGGACGGCGGTAACGGCGTAAAAGAAATCGGCAAGGAGGAAACCAAACATGGATATGGGAATTGAAAAAGCCATTGAAAAAATCAACGCGGAGATGCAGAAGGACCCGGACAACACATATCTGGAGATCATCGGCCATTATGTGATTGACCGCTGCGCCGACGATGTCACCGCCGCCAGAGTTGCGGCGGATGGAAAAAGCCTCAATCAGGCACTGGCACAGGTAACCGAAGTGGCCAGGAAAGCTGCCCATAAGAATGTGGCAGTCCTGACGCCGGATGCGGTATTCAATACCGTTGACACATACTTTGAAATCACCAGAAACGATGAAATTCGGGAAAAGGTGATGGTGGCCGCCTGTGGAGCTGTATCAACTCCGGTTAAGCCACCAGTAGCCGATAAGGTGATGCTGGATCTGGAAGATTTCCTGTAAGGGGGCGCCGGCATGAAGATACCAAAAAACGTCAAGGCCATGCCGTGGCCGGAGGACATTCACAGCGGAAACGAGGATTACCGGGTTTCCCTTTCGTGGCCGGTGGCGGAGCATGAGCGGCTATTGGTAGTGACCTTCCTGGTCAATCGGAATAAGGCAGTGGGATATGGCCGGACGGCCCAGGACGCCGCAAAAAATTTCAGGCTGATTTGTTTCAAAAAGCAGAACCGGGCCGTGATCCTCTACCAGGGAGAGCGGCAGGGTAAGCGGCACCGGCTTCGTCCGGCCATGCGACAGATGCGCACAGATCCGAGAACCTGCTATCCACGAATTGACGAGCGGGACGAGGCGGCGCTGGCAAAATGGCTGGGGAGAACTGAAACCCAAAACCATTTTTTAGACCATCTGGAGAATTGGGTGGATCAGGCACTGAACGCTGAGAAGCAGGCCGAGGCAGACGCCCGCGGAGAACTGCGGGATGAGGACGTGGATCTCTGCCCCGGAGAGCTGCCGGAAGGGCTGGAAGAATGGGTGCGCCGGGAGATTATCGGGCGGGATCACACATTGGTCTATAAAAAAGGAAACGTCCGGGGTGTATGTTTCCGCTGCGGACGGAAGGTACATGCAGGTCCTTGGCAGCGATTCCGCCAGTTTTCCATCACCAGATGCCCGGACTGCGGTGAGGAAGTGATCTGTGTTCTGAGCCGGACGGATCATTTCCGGGCCGAGTATGTGAAAAACATTGTGGCCGCACAGTTGGGAACGGACGGAAAGACCGTGTTTTTCAGACAGTGGCATGTGAAGCGGGACCCCACGGCGCGGTATGAACAGGTGGCGCCTTGGCTGGAAGAGTTTGGCCGGTACGCCGTGCGGGGAAACCGGGCGGCCAAGTGGCTCCATGAATACAAGGAAAACTACTGCATGAACGCATACCGATACCGGATGGACGTCTGGACCAGATTTTCCGGCGTTGAGGTCTATGACGGAAGCTATGAATTTTTTGAGGGATCTCTGGAGGGGGCTGTCGCCGGAACCCGGCTTCAATACGCAGATATTCCGGGGTACCACCAGACAAGCTGGACGCAATACCGGGATGGAGGGTACGGTTACCACAACGTGGTCCGCTATGCCATGGACTGGGCGCGGTACCCGGTGATGGAATTTTTATGGAAAGCCGGATATAAAAATCTGGTGTTTCAGCGGGTGGCCGGGCTGTCCAAAGAAAACCGGAACGCTGTCCGGTGGAGCCGCGGCAAGCTGAAGGAGTGCTTTAAGTTCCCGCTGCGCCTCCTGAAGCTGAAACCCGCCGACCAGTGGAACATGGAGGATGTGCAGAAGCTCACGAAGCTGTGGGGATACCATGAACTGGGCAGCCTTGCCGAGCGGGATATTTCGGAGATGCTGGAAATGGATCTGCATTTTGACCTGCTGGAGAACGCCATGGCCTATGCTCCGCTGCGGAAGATCATCAAGTATCTGAGCGGGCAGACGGAGGCCCACCATGGGAATCTGGAGCAGACCTACCGGGATTACATACAGGAATGCGGGCAGCTGCGGCTTGACCTGCACAGCCGGGAAATCCTTTTCCCACGGGATTTACAGGAGGCCCATAACCGGACAATGGCGCAGATATCCTACCAGAAGAATAAAGCGGATCAGGAAAAATTCGCCGCCCAGGTGAAAAAGCTGGAGCGCTGGGCCTGGGAGCGGGGCGCCCTGCTGATTCGCCCGGCCAGAGCGCAGAAAGAACTTTCCGACGAGGGCGCGGCCCTGCACCACTGCGTGGGCGGGTATATCCAGCGCGTAGCAAACGGAGAAACGGCGATCTTTTTCGTCCGGAAAAAAGCAGAGCCGGAAAAGCCGTATTTTACGCTGGAGCTGCGGGATAAGCGGGTGATCCAGTGCCGTACCAAAAATAACAAGAGCTATGAGCTTGTGCCGGAGATCAGGAATTTTGTTGTTTCCTGGCTGGAGGAGCGTGTGAACAAAAAAGCAGGAAGAGCAAAAAAGAAGACCGCACACGCCGCGTAATTTTTTCAAGTGGAGGTGCAGATAGCATGAATAATATGGAAAGCAGCGAAAGGCGGGAACCGGAAGATACCTGTAAATTCCGCTGTGGATCGTGCGTGATCGGCCATTGGTACAGCAATGAATACGATTATGTAAGCGTTGTAACGCCGGGCGGAGGCACGGAGAAAAGGCCGTGTGAACCGCATACGCACTATTGTTCCCACTTTGCGGAAGGGCAGCGAAAAATCGCGGATGATGAAAATTTTGACCCGGATACCGCCCCGGACTGGTGCCCTCTGCGGGAAGAAGCGCAATACCGGAAAAACACAGAGCCGATGGAACCCCTTGTTTCACTCAAGCAGCAGCACCGGCCGCCGGCACAGGACCGGACGATCCAGGCGGTGACGCTGGAAATCAAGACGCTGCACCAGCAGTTTAAACAGATTGTGCTTGGCTATGCCATCGAGATCGGGCGCCGGCTTGTGGAAGCAAAGTCCATGTTGGGTCATGGGGAATGGGGAGACTGGCTTCGCAATGAGGTGGAGTTTTCCCAGTCAACCGCAAATAACCTGATGCGCATTTTTGAGGAATATGGAGCGGATCAGATGGGGCTGTTCGGACCGGAGGCAAATTCGCAAACGCTTGGGAATTTGCCGTATACCAAGGCTTTGAAGCTCCTGGCAATCCCCGTGGAGGAACGGGAGGCCTTTGCGGAAGAGCACGACGTGGAGCACCTCTCCACCCGAGAGCTGGACAAGCTCATCCACGAGCGGGACGAGGCCCTGTCCGCCCAAAAAGCCGCTGAGGAGAAGCTTAACAGTATGACTGCGGACCTTTCCGAGGCACAGGAGAATCTTGACAATATGGTGGATGAAGTTTCCGACGCCAATCGGGAACGGGATGAGGCTCTGCAGGCAAAACAATCCGCTGAAAAGGCCATAAAGGACCAGCTGGACGAGCAGCAGAAGGTCTATGACGTGGATATGGAAGCGGAACGGGCCAAGCTGAAGGTGCTCACTGAAAAGGCGGATGATCTGGAGGCAAAGCTGGCGGCGGCCAAGAAAAAGGCCAAGCAGGAAAAAGACGCCGTAGAAACTGCCCGGCGGGAGCTGGAAGACCTAAAGAAAAAGCCGGTGGAGGTGGCCGTCCAGCAGCCCAGCGACGAGGCCATGGCAAAGCTAAAGGCCGACGCGGAGGCCGAAGCCGCTGAAAAGATCGCGGAAAAAGAGCGGGAGCTCCAAAAAGCCGCCGAGCGCCTGAAAGCGGCGGAGGAAAAAGCCGCCGCGGCGGAAAAGCAGCTGGCCATGAGCGACGAGGCCACCACTACCTTTAAATTGCTTTTTACCCAGTGGCAGAAATCCTATCTCACCATGATGGAAGCGCTGAACAAGGTGGAGCGGTCCGACGAGATCAAGGCACAGAAACTGAAAAATGCCGTCCGGGCCGCGGCCGGGAACATGGGTGCGGCATAATTGCCGCAGCCATATGGATGAGGCCACACAGGCCGAGGAGGAAAGCAAATGAAAGCGACAGGAATTACACGGCGGGTAGACGAGCTTGGGCGGGTTGTGCTGCCCGTGGAGCTCCGGCGGGTGCTTGAAATCGAGGACCGGGCCGCCGTTGAAATTTTCACAGATGGAGACTCCATCGTACTTAGAAAATATAATCCCGGCTGCGCCCTCTGCGGCAGCACGGAGGGTTTAGTCTACATCAACAAAAGACCGGTGTGTGCCAAATGTGCGGAGGAGATCAGGAGGAAGACCGAGAGAGGCAGATGAAAACGGAAGGCTGGGAGGCTATAATATGGCCGCGCAGGCCGGGGCAAAAACAGAAAAGAGCGGAGCATGAATAAATCATGCATCCGCTCTGATCTGAAAAGATTATCTGATAAAAGTTCCAACAATCAGCAGGCCCACTACGATTCCGTAGATCTTGGATATATATGGGCTGGACGTGATGGAACAGGAACCGCTTGGAACCCGACTAGCCTGTAATACAGATATCCGGCCACTCCGCCGATAATACCGCTAACAATAAATTCTAACATTTGACTCGTCCTGCCTTTCGTATTGTTTTTATTGTAATTGAATTATACAGGCAGGTGGCCGGTCCGTCTGTAACTATGTCACATTAAAGATGGAGAGATTGCAATAATTGCTTTGAACCTGGCGAACCTGAAAGGAGCGCACAAAATGAAAGTAACAGTTGAATTGGACGAGCGGGAGCTCATGGAGTTTATGGCCTGGAGAGAGGGCAAAGACAAATATGAAAGGGAAGAAAACCAGGTGCGGCGGGAAATGGGTAAAAGCCTTGAGAATTTAGCCACTTCCTTGCTCAACGCGATCAGGCCGAGGCCGGAGAATCCGGAGGAATTTGAGATCGTGGAGCAGGGACATATGAGCGATGCCTGGGATCTTGCCCAGGACGTATTTGCATAAAAAGAGAGCCGCCTGCGCCCGGTGCTGACAACACGGCGCAGGTGGCTTTATAAGCGACGGATTAGCCGGCGCACTACCTTATATATAATGTATGCCTTCCAGGGACAAGCAGCCGGGGTTGTGACATGCGCCCGTTCCAGGCGTCTGTCAGAGCATCGGAAAAAATCAGGGAATACATACGCGCGTTCTTATACGGGGCCCTTAAACCGCTAACAAAGCGGCCAAAGGAACAGGAGGAAATGGGAGTGAAGTGTCTCATGCGGTATGCCATCACATCCGGCCGGGTGGTCGAAAAGCGAGATGTGCTGATGGAGATCAATCTGGACCCTACGAAGAAACGGACCAGAGGCCGGCGGCGTGCAAAATCCGCCGAGAAGCAGATCGAGCGGAATGGAAACGAAACCGTTTTACGGCTGGCCAGAATACTCAACAGCAATTTCAAGGGCGGGGATCTGTTTCTGACACTGAAGTACGACAACGGAAGATTGCCGGACACACTGGAGGAGGCAAAGCGGCTGGCAAGGAATTTCATGAACCGCATTGCCAGGGCGTACCAAAAGACTACCGGGGAAAAACTCCGGTGGGTGTTGGTAACGGCGGACCGCTCCGCCAAAACCGGGGAGCCGGTACGCCTGCATCACCACATTGTCATGGACGCGGTGGACTGGGAGCTGATATCGAAACACTGGCCGGCTGATCAGTTTTCCTATCGCCGTCTGGATGGGAGCGGAGACTACATTGGCGTGGCCCGCTACATGGTGCGGAACGCGGGATATGTCCGGGGCCGCCGTACATGGAGTTCATCCCAGGGGCTGGAGAAGCCGGTATTCTCTGAGCCAGTCCCGGTAAAAAAGGCGGGCAGCTACCGGGTTCCAAAAGAGGCAAAGGGAATTTACCGGGAGGTCAAGGAGGACAGCGAGAGCGGATTTTATGCCGCATACATACGGTATGTGATGCCGAAGGAAACCAGAACAGATGATCCACAACACAACGCTGAACGGTATGGAAGGGAAACAGGCAAAATCCGCAATACGGAGGCGCGAGGATGAAAGCTGTACTGATGAGCATGAAGCCACAGTGGTGGGAAAAGATCCTGTCGGGCGAAAAGACCCTGGAGATTCGCAAGACTGCCCCGGTGGATGGCTTCAGCGGAGAAAATACGTGGCGGTCCCTGCTGGTACTGGTCTACGTGAGCGGGACCGGGGAGATTCAGGGACAGTTCTTTTGCCACGGATGGATGAAAGCCGGGGATTACGCTTATCTATCCAAGCGGTCCTGTGTGCCGCCGGAGGCCTTGGTGAACTATGCGGCGGGGAAAAGGCTCTGCGCCTGGATGGTCAGGGAGCCGAAAAAATACGATACTCCAAGGCAGCTGGCGGAACTTGGACTGACGCGGCCGCCCATGTCGTGGCGGTATGTTGAACTGCCGGACTCAGCGGAGGTGGAATAGATGGCCATCAACGTTTCAGACCTGCCGCCGGAATACCAGGCGCAGGCCTTTCGAAAGTGGAAAGCACAGCAATGCCGGGAAACTCCGTCTCAGCAGATGGACGTAGGGGCGCCGCCAAACACAAAATACCACAATAAGCCAACCGAGCGGATCACGCCGTCCGGAGCGGTTCTCCGTTTTCAAAGCCGGAAAGAGGCCCGACGCTATGACTACCTGATCCGGCTGGAGCAAATCGGGCAGATTCGGGACCTGCGCCTTCAGGTGGATTTTACCCTGCAAGAGGCATACACAGACACCGAGGGCCGCCGGGTGCGGGCGATCCGGTATAAGGCGGATTTTACATACTACCGTCCGCCGGGTACGGCGGGCACAGGCAGCCATGCGGCATATTGGGCGGAACAGTCCGGGGCGCCGTGGGTGCTGGTAGTGGAAGATGCGAAAAGCAGACCAACAAAGACAAAAACCTATGCCATGAAGCGGAAAATGCTGAAGGACCGTTTCGGGCTTGACATTGTCGAGGTGTAGAAATGGACAATTTCCCGGAACGTCTCCAGCGGCTTAGGGAGCGACAACACAAAAGCCGCCGTACCGTATCAGAGTTATGCGGGTTGCCGCAGGATGCAATAAGGCGATATGAACGAGGAGAAGCAACGCCAAACGCTGCCGCTTTAATCGCCATTGCGGATTACTTTGAGGTTTCCATAGACTTTCTGGTTGGAAGAACGAATTATTAAATTATCAAAACGCCCCTTAAAAGGGGCAAGAAAAATTACATCTATGAGAAAATCAGTATGTGAATTGTACATACTGATTTTTTTATGCAGATTTCACACCATGGGCTGGTGGAATGTGCCACAGGGGCTTTCCTCCTTTCACCCTGTTCTATGCGTGTAAGAAACGCACAGACCAGCCCAAACCATCCAAGCCCATGGCCGCCTTTGCAGAGGGGTGGCCATGGGCATTCCCTTAACAGCATCCATCCCCCCCTATTGGGTCCTCCCTAGGGGTAATGGACATGCGGGGCGAGGAACGCCCGGGAATTTCCTCTGTGAGATAGAAAAATTTTAGGGCTGTTACGTTACGTTTTGGAAAAAGCACGGCAAAAATTATACCCCCCTTTGGGGGTATAAGCGAAAAAGAAATGAGGACGAAAAAGCGAAATCACCCAAAACCGGAAAAGCGAAACCGGCGAGGCCTCCGCGCCGGGGGACCAGCCAGGGCAGAAAAGGGGGTGCTGCCGGTGGCGGAGAGGACGAAAAAACAGGCAAAAAAGGCTGCGAAAACGGAAAAGCCGGCGGTATTAACGGGGACGCCGCCAGAGTGGGCAAATGCAACGGCGATCTCCAAACTGCTGGGAAAGGGCGTCCGCCGGATCCAACAGCTGACCCAGGAGGGCGTCCTGGAAACCGAGATCCCACCGGGCGGAGGGGCGCGGAAATACCGGACCTGCGAAACCGTACAGAAATACATTGCCCATGTGGAGGCCAAAGCCCAGGAAACAGGCGAGAACAGCCGTACGGCGGAGTTGAACCTGAAAAAGCTGGAGGCGGAGGTTGAACTGAAAGAAAGCCAGGGGCAACTCCACCGCCTCAAAACCGCCATAGCGGAGGGAAAATACATATCAGCCGAGCAGGCAACCGAGGAACTGGCGGAGTTTATGGCTGCATTTAAGAAATTCACCAAGAATATCCCACCCCGCGCCGTTGGTGCCCTGGCAGGCAACGCTGATCCGGTGACGGTTCGGGTGCTGAAAAAATCCATGGGCAAGGAACTGGACACCATGCTGGCCGCCTATGCGGGCGCGGCGGTGGAACAGCTGGAGGAGGCGGAAACACCGTGAAAAAGAAATTCACCGTGGAGCCGTACATAGTCCCCTCCTGGATCTATAAGGCCGTCCAGGTTTTACGACCCACAAAGCAACTACCGGTTTCAGTGTGGGCAGAGAACAAGCGGATCCTGACCATTTCAGCCATGCCAGGGGCATGGAGAAACGACGTGACCCCGTATCTAGTGGAGATCATGGACGCCTTTTCCGACGACATGATTGAGGAAATTATTTACGTCAAGCCCACCCAGGTGGGCGGCACCACCGCCATGGAAAACATGATCGGCAGCCTGATCGACCAAGACCCGGCCCCCACCATGGTGGTGTACCCGTCGGACGATCTGGCGGAAAGCACATCCGAAACCCGCCTGGTACCCATGATCAAGAGCAACCCGGACATGGCGGAAAAATTCAGGGAAAGCGAAAGTAAAAAGCTGGCCCTAAAATTCCGGGACATGTGGCTATACCTGACGGGAGCCAACAGCCCGGCAGACCTTTCCAGCAAGCCGATCAAAAATCTATTTTTGGATGAAGTGGACAAATACCCCGGCGCCTCAAAAAAAGAGGCGGATCCGGTTTCCCTTGCGCGGGAGCGCACCAAGACATTTTTTGACCGAAAGATCTTTATGACATCCACCCCTACCCTGAAAACCGGACACATTTGGAAAGCCAAAGAGGCGGCAGAGGTGGAAAAGCACTATTTTGTGCCCTGCCCACATTGCGGCCAGTTTATCGAACTGAAATTCGCGCAAATCAAGTGGCCCAGCAAGGACGACGTGCCGGAAAACACCGACCGGGCGGAAATGGCCGCCTATGCTTGCCAGGCGTGTGGCTGCGTGATTACCGACCAGGACAAGGGGAAAATGCTGCGCGGTGGGCGCTGGCAAGCGGTACGCCAGACCAGTCAGCACCCCAAGAGTGTCGCGTTTTGGATGAACACCCTATATTCCCCCTTCACAAGATTTTCTGATATTGCGCGGGAGTTCATGAGATCCAAGGACGACCCGGACTTACTCCACAATTTCGTCAACTCATGGCTCGCTGAACCTTGGGAAGATACAAAGCTAAAAACCAATGCTGAGATGGTAATGGAGCGCCAGACCGATGCGGCGGAGTGGACCCTGCCGCCATGGACCAAGCTGATCACGGCGGGCGTGGACGTGCAGGAAAATTGCCTGTACTGGACCATCCGGGCATGGGGTGATTATCTCACTTCACAGAACATAGCGCATGGGCAGGCCCTTTCTTTCGGAGAGGTGGAAAAAATCATGAACGCAGAATTTTCACACCCGAACGGAGAAAAGATGGTTGTCAATCTGGCGTTGGTGGACAGCGGAGATCAAACTGACGCGGTTTATGAGTTCTGCCTGATCAACGCGGACTGGGCGCGGCCCTGCAAGGGATCATCCTCCTCCCTGCAAGGCTATTACAGAATTTCCACGATAGACAAAGCCGGAAGCCAAGCCAACGGAATGCAGCTGGTGCTGGTAGACGGCGGAAAATACAAGGACATGATCGCCGCCCGTATGCGAAAGCCAAACGGCACCGGCTCCTGGATGGTTTATCAGGGCTGTGATCTGGAATATGCCGAGCAGGTCACCGCCGAGCATAAGATCACCGAGCGGGCCGGCGGAAAAGAAGTTCAGCATTGGACGCTGAAATCTTCCCATGCTGACAACCATTACCTGGACTGTGAAGTATACGCGGCGGCAGCCGCCGATGTGCTGGAAGTACGTTCCCTGTTTTTGCAAAACCAGACGGAAGAAAAGGCCCAGGAGGTCAAAAAGCAAACGGCCCCGGCGCCCGCGCCGCAGGGCCAGGAAGAAAACTGGATCAGCCAGAGTAATGATTGGCTATAAAACCGTATTTTTTTAGAATTTTTATAATTTCGTCTATTTCACTTGCTTGAATTTTATTCTTCAGACCCCTTTCAAATTCGACATCTCGACACTTTTTAACTAAATCATTAATCGTTTTTTCCCTAGATTTCAAAACAACATTATCTCTATATTGTTTTGCTGCCGACAAAGCAGCTTCTTCTGAACCATAGTCACGAATGCTGAAATTTTTATAGAAAGTTTTGCCTCCTAAATTATAGTGAACCTTATAGCCGACTATCTTCGGACGCCCTTGCTTGTGAATGTACTGCATGTCAGACTTTTTATATTTGCTGGAAACGTTGGTCGTATTTAAAAGAGAAGTGTTGAATATCCGGAGATTAGAAAGCCGGTTGTCTAACGGATTATTGTTTTCATGGTCTATTGTACTTCCCCAATAGTCTATTTCTTCCTTCTCATGTTCAATAATTAAACGCCATATCCTTTGAGACTGTTTATTAATACTCGTTTTTACATTCACTCTTGATTTTGAAATTATTGCTGTCCAAGAGTAATTTGACAAATATTCATCCCAACATTTTTTATCAACTATCACTTTAAATTTGTTTTTGCCGACTGTCTCAAACTCAACACATTCTTCACCCTCGTAGGTTAAGTATCTGTATGGATTGATAGCCACTGTAACATCCCCCATTTTCTGTATTTAGGATAATTATATCATTACTAAATCGACTTTGTATTCTAACTTTCAGAAAACAATAACTGCATTAGAGGAGAATCCTCAATAACCAAGGAGGCCAATATGAGCGAAGAAACCATACAACCTGCGGAATTGTTGGAGCAGGTCAACACCGCCATTTCCACCGTTTTAGCAGGCGGACAAAGCTATAAAATCGGCAGCCGGTCCCTGACGCGGGCCGATCTTGCCATGCTCAAATCCATGCGGGACGACCTGGAGGCACAGCTGACGGCAGAGAACGATGCCGGGCTGCTGGGGCGTACCTATGTGGCGTTCTTTGACGGGAGGTAATCCCATGGAATTTTTAGAAAACATGATCGCCGCCGTCTCCCCGCGCCGGGCCTATGAGCGGGAACTGTGGCGGCAGGGATTGGAGGCCGTCCGGGAATATGACGCGGCCAGCTACGGGCGGATCAACGCCGGGTGGCGCGTCCATAACGACAGCGCGGAACTTACGGACCGGAACAGCCGGGATGTGGTCCGGGCCAGATCCAGAGACTTAGAGCGAAACAGCGATATTGCCCAGTCTGTGATCCACGCCTACAAGCGCAATGTGGTGGGCAAAGGATACACCCTGCGGGCCAGGTCCGGAGACGATAAACTGAACAAACAAATTGAACGGGCATGGAAACAGTGGTGTAAGGCCAGAAACTGCGACGTGACCGGGGAACAGTCTTTCAATCAAATTCTGCGCATGGCGGTGGAGCGGAAAAAGGTGGACGGTGGCCTGCTGTTTCTATACCGTTACACGCCGGGCGGCGTGGTCCCGTTCAAGCTGCAATCCCTGGAAGTGGACGAACTGGACGCCACGCAAACCACCCCAAAGACACCGGGAAACCGGGTTGTGGGCGGCATTGAGTACAACAAATACCGACGCGCTGTGGGCTACTGGATCCGGCAATACGATATAGAGGGATGGCGCCTTTTGGACCCGGTATATATCGAGGCTAAGTATGTGTATTTCTACAAGACGAAGCACCGCCCCAGCCAGCTGCGGGAAATGTCTGACATGGCCCCGACCATCACCCGGATCCGGGACACCAACGAGTTTATTACCGCCGTTTCGGTCAAGGAGCGGATCGCGGCCTGCCTGTCCGTTTTTATCAAAAAGACGCTGCCAACCGGCGGAATTGGACGCGGGAGCATCCGGCAGGTGGACGGACAGGTGGACTATGCCGGCAAGAAGCTGGGACCTGGCATGATCATGGAAATGAACGCGGGAGACGACGCCCAGGTGGTGGACCCCAAGGGTTCGGCCACTGACGCCACGGCGTTCCTGAAAACCCAGCAGGGGCTGATCGGAGCGGGCCAGGGACTTTCCTATGAAGCGACCAGCCGGGACATGACCGGCGCCACGTATTCCTCCGCCAGACAGAACGCAAACGAGGATGAAAGCACCTATGCGGAGGACATAGAAATGCTGACGGCATTCATGTCCGAGGTATACGAAAATTTCATCATTTCCGGTTATCTCTGCGGGCTGTTCCACATGCCGGGATTTTGGGATAAAAAAGCGGACTTCTTGGAACATTCCTGGGTTAAGGTCCCGAAAAAATGGATCGACCCGGCCAAGGAAAGCACAGCGAATAAAACCGCCCTGCAAAGCGGCCAAAAGACATTCCAGGATATTTGCGCCGAGCAGGGCAAGGATTGGAAAGACGCTGTTGACGAAACGGCGGAGGTCCTGAAATATGGCCGCAAAGCCGGCATTGAGATGGGGGGAGTCATTTTTGGAAATGGAACGACAGCAGCCCAACAGAACACTAGCACCCAGCCAGGGAAATGACCGCAACCACGGCACCCGGAGCATGGGCCAGATCCTTTTCCGCCAGGCGGACGACGAAAACAGCCGCAAGCGGACGATCAGCTTTTCCTCCGAGGAGCCATACCGCCGCTGGTTCGGAATGGAGATCCTGGACCATGCGGACGGCGCGGTGGACCTGGAACGCCTGAACACGGTGGGTGTTCTCCTGTTCAACCACAACACCGACAAGGTGGTGGGCAAAGTGATCCGCGCCTGGGTGGAGAACCACCGGGGCATGGCGGAGGTGGAATTTGACACCGATGAAGACGCCGAAAAGATTTTCGGAAAGGTCAAATCAGGAACCCTGAAAACCACATCCGTCCGCTATGACGTGGACGCCTGGGAGGAGGTGGTGGCCGGAAAGACCAGCGCAGACGGGCGTTTTACAGGCCCGTGCCAGATCGCCCGCAAATGGACGCCGCTGGAGGTGTCCATTGTCTCCGTGCCGGCGGACGCCACCGTGGGTGTGGGTAGATCCGAAACGGAAACGGACAGCCAGAACGACATACCGGACCTGTCCATGTATGAGCGGCAGATCCAGATTAACCAAAACAATTTTAGGAGGTAAAAAGCCATGACCATTCAGGAAATGATCGCGGAACAGCAGGCGATGGTAGACCAGGCTCGCAACGAGGGCCGGGGACTGACCCGCGAACAGCAGGCCCGTTTCGACAAACTCCAGAGCCTGATCACCGCCGCCCGCAGTAATCCGCCCGCAGATGGAGAGGGCGACCAGGGCGGTGCAGAGGGCGGAACCCCTCCCGCCGACGGCAACCGTGGAGCGGGTGAAAATTCTCCCGTGCCCAGCGCAACCCCCGCCCCTGCCGGAAGTGACGACGCCACCCGCCAGGCAATCGTGGCGGAGCGTCAGCGCAATAATGACATTGTGGCCCTGTGCCGACAGACGGGTATGGACCCGTCGGAATATATCCGCAACGGAACCAGCATGACAGACGTGCGGGCCGCAGCCGTTACATACCTGATTCAAAACGGTACCCCCGTGGGCGCACGAATGAACGAAGACGAAACGGACAATTTCCGCCAGGCAGCTGTGGATTCTATGCTGATGCGTGCGGGCGTCCCCGTGGAGCGGCCCGCAGAAAATGCGGAACAAATGCGGAGCATGAGCCTGCGGGATGTGGCCATCGAGTGCATGAGCCGGGACGGCCTGGGAAGCCCTGCCTCCCTGCTGCGTATGTCCAAAGACGATCTTTGGAACATGGCCTGCCGCCAGTTCTTCAACCCCACGGCTGCGTTTCCCGCAATTCTGGACAACGCGATTAAAAAGACCATCGTACACCAGTATCAGCACGTCCCCACCACGTTCCAGCTGTGGACCAGCAAGGGCAGCGTGACGGACTTCAAACCGACCAAAGACCACAGCTATCTGGCCGGCGGCGCCGGTGAGTTCCTGCTGGTGGGCGAAAACGGAGAACTGAAACACGACAAACCGCAGACGGACCTGCTGCCCCAGCGCAAGATTGACACCTATGGCCGCCAGTTCAGCATGAGCCGGCAGGCGTTCATCAATGACGACATTGGTTTCATTACCGAGGTGCCCGGACTGTATGCCGCCGCCGCCAAGCGCACGATCAACAAGCAGGTTTATACCATTCTGGTCACCAACCCCGCCATTTTCGACGGCGTGAGCCTGTTTGACAGCACACATGGCAACCTGATCGACACCGGAACCAAACCATCCAACGCGGCAATTCAGACCCTTATGATGAAGATGCTGCTGCAGAAGGATCCTTTCGGGGAGTCCATCATGGTCCAACCCGCCTTTACCATCGTGCCCGTGGGTTACAAGTTCCTTATGACCACGATCATGTCCAGCCCCACCCTGAACACCACCGAGAACACCCAGGCGGTCAATCCCCTGTATCAGTACAAGGATCAGATCAAGGTGGTAGAGGACGGGACAATCAACGCCCTGTCCGGCACCAATGCGGCACCCTGGTTCATGGTGGGCGATAAGTCCTATGCAAAGAGTCTGCAGGTCGATTACCTGAACGGCCAGGAGACCCCCACCATCCGCCGCAGCGAGATCCCCGGACAGCTGGGCTATGTGTGGGACATTTGGCTGGATTGGGGCATTACCGCCGTTGACTTCCGAGGCATTTCCCGCAACAACGGCGTGGTGATTTCTTAAATACTCAACAGGAGGTAAAAGCTATGAATGCGAAATATTGGCAGAAGGGTGAAACCCTGGACTATACGCCGACCACCGCCGTGGAAAACGGCGCGGTGGTTAATCTGGCAACCCGGATCGGTATTGCCGGATCCGATATTGCCGCCGATGAAACCGGACAGGTCCATGTGGTGGGCGTATTTGAGATGGACAAGGCCGCTGTGGCCGTCACCATGGGCGCCGCCGTGTATTACGACGCCGCCAACGACAATATCACCACCACCGCCACCGACAACACGCCCGCAGGTTATGCGGTGGAAGCGGCTGCGGAGGCCGACACCACAGTACTGGTCAAACTGTTGGGCTGATCGGAGGGAAAGGACATGAGAAAGCTGATCGCGGCGCGTCCGATCCAGTACATGGGGCGGACATATGCGCGCGGGGACGCCGTACCCGCATATGACGGAAAAATGGTGGAGGCGTGGCTGTCCGCCGGCAGTGTCGCGTGGACGGGTTCCGACGCGGTGGAGCCCGCCGGAGCCAAGGCCGACGCCGACACGCAGGCAGCCGACGCCCTGCGGGAGATGGGCGTATCCATCACGGACGACGCGGGTAATTTTGTGGGCGCGGAAAATCTGGCGGAGCAGATCCGCAGCATGGCCGCCACCCCCACAGAAAACAGCCAGAACGGCACACAGGGAGACGGAAACGGGCAGGATGGACAGGAACCAACCGACGGGAAAGACAACACGCAGAGTAGCCAGGAGGCCGCCGGAGAGCCTGAAATGGTGACCGGCCACCTGGACGCCGCGCAGCTGGAGCGCATGACCAAGCCGGAATTGATTGAACTGGCCGAAAAAATGAATGTGGATATTTCCACAGCCAAGAACAACACCGAGCGGGCCGCCATGATCGCGGCGGTTGAGGTTCAGGCCCCCAAGAATGAAAACGGGGGTGCCCGGTAATGGGCACCCCCAGCTTCAAGGACTGTATTGCGTCGGACGTTGCGGGCGTGTTCCTGAACCGCCTGGAGTTTGCGGACACGCACACCGTAAACGGGCAGGAAATGACCGTGCTGGTGGATGAAAACGAACTGCAGGAACGCGACAAGTTCAAACTGCTGGGGGCAAATCAGGGCGGGACATACAAATCCACCCGGATGATCTACGTTGCAAAAACGGAGTTCGGCCGACGCCCCGCGCTGGGCGCCACCCTCAACCTGGACGGGCGGGAGTACCGCGTGGCGGACGGAACCACCGAGGAGGCCGGGATCCTGGCCATAGCGTTGGAGGCGTTGAGATCGTGAGCGAACAGGAAACGTTTTTGCAAATTGATACCGACGCAGAAATAGCGGCTATTATCGGAAAGCTGAATAAGCTGCCGGACCAGATCGCCGCGCCAAACATCTTAAAAAACGCCCTGAACGCCACCGCCCGAAAGGTACGAAAGCAGATCGTCAAGGACGCCGCCGGGCAATACGCCATCAAGGACAAAAGCATCTTAAAGCAAGAGGATCAGGGCGCCCCGAAAGTTTACACGGCCAGCGCGGCGGACCTGGCGGCCACAATCCGGTCCAGGGGTCCCATGCAGGACATTATGGCATTTATGACCAAGCCAAACAGCGACACCGGAGCGGCGGCGGCAAAGGTGCTGCAGAGCGGGACACTGACGACTCTGGAGGCTGGCGGCCTGAAAGCGTTTGTAACCACATTCGCCAACGGCCACACCGCAATAGTGCAGCGGCACCCGCCGGCGGAATACAGCACCGGGCGCAACACACGCGCCGGAAGATACGGAGAAGGGGCAGACATGACCAAGATCAAAAAACTGCTGTCCCCCGCTGTTCCGCACATGCTGGGCAACGAAAAAGTTATGGCGCAGTCCGAAACGCTGACCTATGAGACGCTGCAGGCGGAAATTCAAAAACGGATCGACAAGATAACAGCCGCGCAATAAGGAGAAAACATGACACAGGAATTTTTGCAGGATGCGATAGTGGAGGACCTGAAAGGCTTTTTTAGCCGCTACCAGCTGACAAATTCCCTGGGTGTCGAGCGGGAAATAAAAGTGTATCCGCACGACGCGCCGATCCGTCAGGGAGACGATGAAGCCCAGGACCCGGAGGCCCCGCCGGAACCGTATGTGATTGTCAGAACCATGGGCGGGGGCGTACAGGACGAAAACAGCCCGCATGTGGTGGAGATTGTGCTGGTGGTATGCGTCTACGACCGAGACCCGGAGCGGCAGGGGTACAGGGACGCGCTGCACATCGTCAATGAGATTTACCGCCATTATGCCGCAAACGGAATTGTGGGGAAACGGTACAGCCTCCAGTATCCCATAAAGTGGACGACGCCGGACGACGATACCCACCCGTATTATTTCGCCGCCATGGCGCTGAATTTTGAGGCGCCGGCGGTTATCAAGGAGGTGCCGGAAACATAATGGCCAGGAGAAAAAAGACAGAGTGGGCCGCCACGGTGGTCTACTGCGGTCCCACAGTTCCCGGTGTGGCCAAGCAATTCACAATTTACAAGGGCGGGATCCCCAAGCCGCTGGCGGAGGCAATCCGGAAAAACCCCGCCATGGGCGGACTGGTGATCCCGCTGGATCAGCTGCCGGACGCCATGCGTCAATTGCGGGAGGGATCCGGCTCTGTTTACCGCCTGTATCGTCTGGTACAGGCGAAAACCTAACAGGAGGTAGAAGATCATGGCATATTTTCATGGCGTTTATAACTCCGAGCAGGACACCAGCCTGACCACTCCCGTGGAGGGGTCTGCAGGGCTGCAGGTGATTTTCGGAGTGGCGCCCATTCATTTATCCAGCAATCCCGCTGCGGCGGTCAACACCCCCATGCTGTGCTACAGCTTCAAGGAGTGCCAGGAGGCGGTGGGATATTCGGACGACTTCGAGAAATTCAGCCTTTGCCAGTCCATTGACGCCAGTTTCCGTGTGTTCAACGTGGCGCCCGTTATCCTGGTGAACGTGCTGGATCCAACCAAAGCGGCCCACGTCACGGAGAACGCGGCGGCAAGCTATGATGTTGCAAACGGCCAGATTACTTATGACAAGGATTATGTACTGCTGGACAGCCTGGTGATTACGAACGGAGAGACTACGCTGGTGGTAGACACCGATTACAGCGCGGCCCACGACGACGACGGAAAAGTGGTGATCACGCTGATTTCCGCAGCGGCCAAGGAAGCGGCCAGCCTGTCCGTGGCCAGTACCAGCATTAACCCGGACGGCGTAACCCGCGAGGACATTGTGGGCGGCGTGGACGCCACGACCGGAAAGGAAACCGGCCTGGAGCTGGTCCGCCAGATTTACCCCAAACTGGGCATGGTGCCCGGCCTGCTGCTGGCTCCCGGCTGGAGCCAGGATGCGGTGGTGGCCGCCGCCCTCCAGGCCAAGACCGAGGAGATCAACGGCGTTTTCGACTGCAACACCTATCTGGACATTGCGGCGGACGACGACGGTGCAAAGGTCTATACAGATGCAAAGACCGCAAAGGAAACCATGGGGGCGGCCTCAAACCACGCGGCGGTTTTCTGGCCTATGGTGGCGGTGGGCGACAAAATTTATTACATGTCTGCCATGGCCGCCGCGCTGACGGCATATAACGACGCAAACAACGCGGATGTGCCATATGAAAGCCCGTCCAATAAGGCCCTGAAAATCACCGCCACGGTACTGAAAGACGGAACCGAGGTGGTACTGGATCAGCAGCAGGCCGACGATGTGCTAAACGCCAACGGCATTATAACCGCCATCAACGCCAACGGGTTCAAGCTGTGGGGCAACAATACGGCGGCCTATCCGGCCACCACGGACCCCAAAGACCGCTGGCTGGCGGTGCGCCGGTTCTTTGACTGGGACGGAAACAATTTCATTCAGACTTATTTCCAGAAGGTTGATAAGCCGGGAAACAAGCGCCTGATCCAGTCCATTGTGGACAGCCAGAACATTGTGGGCAACGGGTATGTGGCCCGCGATTACTGCGCCGGCTATCAGGTAAAATTCAACAGCGACGAAAACCCGGTGACCAATCTGCTGGCCGGTCACCTGACCCTCCATACCTATCTGGCGCCCTATATCCCGGCGGAGTATATCGAGAATATCAGGGAGTACGACGTGACCGCCTTGGAAACGGCTTTAGGAGGTGAATAAATCATGAAAACGATCCCGACCAAAATCAACAACTACAACGTGTACAACGCGGGAAACCGACTGCTGGGCATGGGAGAGGAACTGACCCTGCCGGATTTTGAGGCATCCACCGAGACCATAAGCGGAGCCGGAGTCCTTGGAGAATTCGACGACCCGAACATTGGCTATTTCTCCAATCAGGAAATTGAAATCCCGTTCCGCGTTCTGGACGGGGAAGCCGTGGACATGCTGGACATGACCAAGGCGGTCCAGCTGGAGATTCGGGGCGCCCAGCAGACCACGAACAGCGAGGGAGATATTGAACCTCGCCAGATGCGCGTGGTGGTCCGTGGGCGCGCCAAGAAATTCAGCCCCGGAAAAGTCAAAAAAGGGAATCCCATGGACACCAGCGTGACCCTGACTGTGCTGTATATTCTGATCGAACTGGAGGGCAGCCCGGTTCTGGAGCTGGACAAGCTCAACGAGGTTTTCAAAATCAACGGCACCGACGTGCTGGCCGAAATAAAGGAGATGTGCTGATATGGATGATGTGAAAAACATGGAAGCTATGGAAACCGGGGAGCGGGAAACCATGGAGGCCGCCGCAGAAGCCGAGACCGGGGAGGACAATCAGGAAGAACAGGAAATTTCACTGGTGCTGAAATTCAGAAAGCCCTATTTGTTCGACAGCAGGGAATACACCGAGGTGGACCTGTCCGGTCTGGAGGACGCAACGGCCAAGGACCTGGAGGCTGTGGGCAGGATTATGGAGAAAAAGGTCAAGGGCACGAACCCGGCAACTATGGAAATGACCATGGATTATACCCAGCTGTTGGCCAACCGGATCACCGGGCTGCCGCTGGAGTTCTTCAAAAACCTGCCGGCCAGGGAGGCCATGACGCTGAAAACCACCGTCGTGGGTTTTCTCTACGGCGGGGATGGGGACAACTAACTCCCGCCGTTCTGAGAAAAGCCTGTGTCGGCATGTCGATACAGCTACGGACAGGACTTGAATATCTGCAGGCCCTGCCCATAGATGATCTGAACGATATTGCCGATGATCTGAACGACATTGCGGAGGAGGTGGCGCGGCATGTCAAAAAATAAAACCTATGAGCTGATGATCAAAATAGCGGGCAAAGCGGACAGTTCGCTGAAAACAGCCTGCGCCACCGCAGACAAAAACCTGTCCAGTCTAAAGAATACGGCCAAGACCGCCGGAAAAGTGGTGGCGGGCGCCACGATCGCCACCGCAGCAGCAGCAGGAACCTTAGGCGTGGCCTCCTTAAAGGCGGCTGCGGGTTATGAAAGCCAGTTGTCCAATGTATCGACGCTCCTTGATGGAACAGGGGCGGAGGTGGCCGCCCGCACAAGCGAGATCGGGAATCAAATTCTGGACGTATCCAACCGTACAAAAATAGTCACCAATGATTTGACCGATGGAATGTATCAGGTTATTTCCGCTTACGGAGACAGCGCGGACGCGGTGGGTATTTTGGAAACCGCCGCAAAGTCAGCAAAAGCCGGAAATACCACCACGACGGACAGTATCAATTTGCTTTCGGCGGTTACCAAAGGCTACGGCGACGTATCGGCGGCAGCCAACCAGAAAGTGGCCGATATGGCTTTTCAAACCGTAAAACTGGGACAAACCACGTTTCCGGAGCTGGCCTCCAGCATGGGGTCCGTTACGGGTGCAGCTTCCACCCTGGGTATTTCGCAGCAGGAGCTTTTCGGCGGCTTCGCCACATTAACCGGCGTGACCGGAGACACGGCGGAGGTATCCACGCAGCTTTCCAAACTGTACGAACAGATGATGGACCCGACCGACGCAATGACGAAAGCGGTCCAAAACGCGGGATATGCAAGTACGGCGGCCATGGTTCAATCGGAGGGATTGGGTACTACGCTGGACACCCTTATGGGCAGCGTGGACGGGGACAGCATTGCCTTTTATAACCTGTTCGGGAATGTCAACGCGGCCAGAGCGGCCACGGCATTGGCCGGAGCGCAGGCCGATAACTACGCGTCCAAATGCGCGGATATGTACGAATCGACCGGGGCGGCAAATACCGCCTTTGAGCGGCAGACCGACAATCTGAAGAATAACATTCAGGCGATCAAAACCCTGGGACAAAACTTCCTGATACAGATCGGGCAAAAGATGCTGCCGTATGTAAAGGACCTGGCCGAAAAGGCGCTGCCGGTCCTGCAGGAAAAAATACCGATGGTGGTGGACTATGTGGCCAACAAGCTGATTCCGGCGGCGGTCAACGCGGCCAAATGGATCAGGAAACACAAAACCCTGATTCTGGCGCTGGCCGGCGGAATAATTTCACTTGTGGCCGTATTTAAGACCCTGCAAACGACCTTGACGGTGATCAACACAGTAAAGAGCCTTTCCAAAGTATTCAAAGCGGCCTCAAAGGGTGGCGGACTGCTATCAAAGGTTTTAGGACTGGGTGGAATAAAACTTGCACTGATTGCCGGCGCTGTAGCGCTGGTTGTTGCCGGGTTTATTCTTCTATGGAACAAAAGTGAAAAATTCAGGAAAACGGTTATGAACCTATGGGCAAAGCTGCAACCGCTGGGGGAAAGCCTTGCGAATCTGGCGAAAGCGGCGTGGGACAACCTTGCCCCGGCGCTTGAATTCGTGGGAACAGTTCTTGTAAATGGGCTGGGGAGCGCCGTGGAAGTCCTAGCCCCGGTGATAGAAAACATCATTGGAATTTTTACGGGGCTGATTGATTTTATAACCGGCGTTTTTTCCGGCGACTGGGAAAAGGCATGGCAAGGAATCTGTGATATTTTCAGCAACCTGTTTGACGGCCTGGTGAATATCGCCAAAGTGCCAATTAACGCGGTGATAGGCGCCATTAATGCAGTAATTGAAGCAATCAACTCATGTGGGATTACAATTCCAGACTGGGTGCCGCTCCTGGGCGGAAAAAAGTTTTCGATCAGTTTACCCGAAATCCCCATGCTGGCGTCCGGCGGTATTGCCACAGCACCCACCATGGCCATGATTGGAGAGGGCGGAGAACCGGAGGCGGTCCTGCCGCTTTCCAAGCTGGCCGCACTACTGGACGAATGGGCCAAAAAGCCAAAGCCAACAGGAGGCGCGGACAGCAAGAGCCTGGGAGACGGTGACAACATCGTGTTTTCTCCGGTATTCAATTTCTACGGAGCCGCCAGCAAATCCGACGCAGAGGACGCCGCGCGGACTTCATTTGAAGAATTTAAACGAATGTACCGCCGCCTGAAAGCGGAGGAACGCCGCAAGAGCTTCAGCCCGGCATAAGGAGGACGACGCCATGGCAAAGACATACACCACCCAGCAGGGGGACGCATGGGACGCTATTGCCTATCAGGTATACGGAGACGAAAAATATACCGGCTGGCTGATGCAGAACAATTTCCCGCAGCTGGATACATTCGTGTTTGACGCCGGCGTGGTCCTCCAGACCCCGGACCCGCCGGAGGACCACGACACCACCGATACGCCGATCTGGAGGACCGGGACATGAGGACGCGGAAAGCGGAGGTGGATCTGACCTGGAACGGCGCGGCGGTCACCGGCAAAATGGTGGGAACCAAAGCCGAGATTACATACACGGATCCGGCCAGCGGAGAGGCAGACAGCCTGGATATTTCCATTCAGGACCGGGAGCGCAGGTGGATCACGGCCTGGCTGCCGGCGACAGGAGACACCCTGACCGCAACCATCAAAGTTGAGGACTGGGAGCGGGAGGGAGACAACCGGAGCCTGCCGTGCGGATTTTTTATTCTGGACAATTTCGAGTTTTCGGGGTGGCCACCCGCTGGGACGATTTCCGGGGTGTCCGTTCCGGCAGACGGCAATTTCAGGGCCACCGAGCGGACCAAGACCTGGGAGAACGTCACCATTCAGGAGATCGGAAAAGAAATAGCCGAGCGGGCCGGCATTTCCCTGGCCTGGGATGTGGCCGGCGACCCGTTCACCATTGTGAGCATTGAACAATCCGAACAGACAGACTGTGATTTTTACGCGGATCTGTGCGACACCTACGGGCTGGCCATGAAAGTCTATGCCAGAAAAATCGTGGTATACGACCGTGAAGTATACAAGAAAAAGGATCCGGTGGCCAAGATCTCAGAGACGGATCTGGAATCCTGGAGTTGGTCCAAAACGCTGGCGGGAACATACACCGGCGGGGAATATACCTACACGGACCCGGACACCGAGGAGGAGATCAAGGTAACCGTGGGAGCAGGAACCCGGATTTTGAAACAGTCCGGGCAGGCGGACGGCCAGGCGGACGCAGAGCGCAAGATCACGGCGGCGGTGAACAAAGCAAATCACGGGGTCACAAAATTAAGCGCCACGATTACGGGCAACGCTGCCCTGGTGGCTTCCCAGTGCGTGACCGTGGTAGGACTGGGCGAGTTATCCGGAAAATATTTCATTGACAGCATCGCCCACCATATCGGCGGAGGGTACACCATGGACCTGGAAATGTCCCTGGTGGCAGCCATGACTGAGGAGGTCATGATGGACGCGATCCAGCACCTGACGGCGGTAGGGGTCATATCATCTCCAAGTTACTGGCTGGCCCACTACAAGGACGTGGGGAGCCTGGATGGGATGATTCTGAACATGGCCACCCGGATCAAGGTAAACCTGGGTGGAACCGGCATCACAACCGTGGACGTGGCCCTGACGGTCCTGACAAACGCCGGTGTGATCAACTCCCCGGACTACTGGGCGAAAAAATACACGGCGCTGACGTGGCTGGGACAGCTGATCATAAACGCCGCAAACGCCCTGACAAAAGATTGAGGAGGGCACAATGGGAAATGAAATCCGGCTGGGCAAAGTGTCCGCCGTGGATTACGCCACCGGCATGGTGCGCGTGGTCTATCACGAAAAGGACGACAGCGTGACACGCATGATCCCGCTGCTCTCCAGTGAGTACGCAATGCCGGAGGTGGAGGATCAGGTGTTGGTCCTTCACCTGTCCAACGGAGCCGAGGCGGGCGTGGTCATAGGCAGGCCATGGAGCAAAAAAAATAAACCGCCGGAGGGCGCGGCGGGGCTGTACCGCAAGGATATGGCACGGACCCCAGGAGAGGCTATGATTCGCTACAAGGACGGAACTTTTACACTGAAAGTCAACAACGCGGTGGTGAGCGGCAATTTAACCGTAACCGGCGCCCTGACCGTAGCGGGGAAAATTACCGCGCAGAGCGTGGAAGCGTCCGGGGACGTGGTGGCCGCCGGCGTCTCCCTGGCAAGCCACACCCACACCGACAGCGTGGGAGGCAGCACAACGGCACCGGACTAAGGAGGCCATAGAATGATCGGAACACTGGGAAACAAGATCGTTTTCGAGGTAAGCGACGATTATGTGCTGACCTTTCAAAATATCAGCCGGGAAATTTCCGGGCGCTGGACGGATCATGAGGTTATGGGCGTGAAGCCGAAACCGGAGTTTTTAGGGCCGGGAAACCAAACCATAAACATGCCCATTACCCTGTCCGCCGCCCTGGGCGTAAAGCCCCGCGCAGTTATGGAGACCGTGGAGGAAATGGTGGAGAACGGCGAGGCGGAATATCTGGTGATCGGCACCAGACCGGTGGGTAAAAACCCGTTTCGCCTGACCGGATCCAGCGAAACGTGGGATCGGGTATACAGCAAGGGCGAACTGGCAAAGGCCACCATGACTATCACCCTGGAGGAATACACATGAACGAAAGCGATCTGTTTGATTTCAAGCTGGAATATACGTTCACCGGCGACTGGCTGGCGGAGCTGGACCGGCAAATATCCCTGCTCTTATCCACGCGGGCGGGCACCATGCCGCTGGATCGGAAATTTGGCATTGATATGGATTTCCTGGACAGGCCCCCGGAAATTGCAAAGAGCCTTTACACGGCGGAGGTCACAAAAAAGGTGGCTGCATTCATTCCAACCGTGCGGGTCCAGGAAATCACGTGGACGCTTACGGAGAGCGGGAAATTAAACCCCAAGGTGGTGATTACAAGTGCCTGACATTTCAGCGGTAAAAAACGCGCCGGATATTAGTTTCATCGACAACAAAACCATTGACGACATACGGGCTGAAATGGTGGCCGACTTTGAGGAATTCATGGCGGACGCCACCGGGGAGACCGTAAGCCTTGGCAGCGCAAGCGTCCACCGGATGATCCTTTATTCGGCGGCGGCCCAAATCTATCAGGGGTTCCAGTATGCTGACCGAGCGGGAAAACAAGGCATGCTGAAATACAGCTATTCCGACTTTCTGGACAACCTGGGTCTCCTGAAAGGTGTTACCAGAGACGGAGCCAAGGCAGCCGCAACCACGCTGCGCTTTACCCTGTCCGCCGTGCGTACGGTGGCCACGGGCGTTCCAAAGGACACCAAGGTTTCCGCCGGAGGATCCGTTTATTTTGCCACCGACGAATACGCGGAAATCCCGGCGGGAGAAATCACCGTGGATGTGGCGGCAACATGCACCGAAACGGGAACGGACGGAAACGGTCTGGCGGCCGGAAGCCTGACTAAAATGGTGGACCCTGTGCAGTATATGGCGTCTGTCACAAACACCACGGCCACCGAGGGCGGCGCGGAAATCGAAAGCGACGTCGATCTGGCGGATCGCATTTTCCTGGCGCCGGGAGCCTATCCGACGGCGGGGCCGGAGAACGGCTATTTGTACCACGCCAAGAAATACAATAGCGCAATTGGAGACGTTGCGGTGTCAAATGACCAAGCGGCTGGTGAAGTGGATATTGTGTTTATTATGGGGGACGGCTCCACACCGGGAACGGAAATGATCAGCGGACTGCAGGAATATTTGAGCGGGAAAACAATCCGCCCGATGAACGATTTAGTAACCGTATCAGCCCCCGCAGAGGTCACATACACCATTGACCTGACCTATTACATCAACCGCAGCGACAGCGCCAGGGCCGTAACCATTCAGGAGGCGGTCCGGACAGCCGTGGCCGATTATGTGACATGGCAGCGGACCATTGGCAGGGACATTAACCCGTCCAAACTAACCGCCCTTATTATGGCCGCGGGGGCCAAGCGCGTCACGGTGACCGCCCCGGTATATACCACGGTGGATGCCGTAAAGGTTTCCGCGCTGTCCGGCGACGCGGGGATCAATTACGGAGGGCTGGAAGATGATTAACCTGAAAGGCAGCCGCTTTACAGCGATTATGCCGGGTAACCTATCCAGCCAAACGGAGGTACAGGCGATTGCCTACGCGGTAGGGCAACAAATCGAAAAGCTATGCACCTGTGCGGACAATGCCAGGACATACGCGGCCATTGCATCCATGCCGGAGAATGTACTGGACTTGCTGGCGTTAGAGCTGAGAACGCCGGCCTATGATGAAAACCTGTCAATTTCTGCGAAAAGATCATTGATAGAGGGCACCCTGACGTTTTACATGACCATGGGAACACCGGAGGCGGTAAACAAAATTATCCAAATGATTTTTGGAAAGGGAGAGATCCAAGAATGGTTTGAATTCGCGGGAAGCCCGCACCATTTCCGCGTTGTCAGCGAGGACATGAACCAGATCATTGAAAATTATGAGAACTTTATAAAAGCGCTGAACAGCGTAAAACGAAAAAGTTCCGTACTTGACAAAATTATTGCGGTATATGCCGACCAAATGAACGAGTTTTACGGCCTTGCCTGCCGAACCGGGAAAGCATACAGCGCGACCACGGACGCGCCGAGCGTGGATTATACCATTCTGACAGATGAAAATGGCGATCAACTCTATGATGAAGCCGGAATGCTGATGCTGGAATAAGGAGTGAAACCATATGAAATATGTTTTAACAAATAAAGGAATCAACCTAATTTTAAGGGGCATAGCCGGCGATACGATCACATTCAGTCAAATCCAAATCGGGAACGGGTCCGTGGAATCGGTTGCAAGCGCCACGGCGCTGGGGAATCCCCTGCTGACAGTTGCAATTGAGAGCATCGCCGTGGAGAACGGATATGCTGATATAATTTGCAAGTTTGAAAATTCGGACGTGACCACCGGGTTCAGCAGGACAGAGGTGGGAATCTTCACGCAGGACCCGGACAACAGCGCGGAAAATATGCTGTTTGCCTACGGAGCATCGGATGAAAGTGAAGCGGATTACATCCCCGCCTCCGGTGATGAAATCCTGGAAACACAATTTGAACTGATGGTATTCGTAGGGACTACCGAAAATGTAACGGCGATCATCAATGAATCACTGGTTTATGCAAGCAAGTCCTATGTTGACGAACACATAAATAATACTGAAAACCCACACCAGGTTACGGCGGAGCAGGTTGGTGCCTCACCGACGGGGCATACTCATGCATTTTCTACTATTACGGGCCTTCCCGCAGCCTACCCGCCATCTACGCATACACACGCCTTTTCTACTATCACGGGGCGCCCTGCAGCCTACCCGCCGAGCCATGACCGACGCCCGGCGCGGGTAGTAATCGGAAACTCTGGCGCAGGGTACACAGCGGCGGATTGCGATTATCTTTGCGACGGGACGGACGATCAGACGGAGATCAACGCCGCCCTTGCGGCGCTGCCGTCCTTGGGAGGAAAAATCGTGCTGCTGGATGGGGCGTATAGCATTACCGCAAACATCATGATCAGCAAAGCCAACGCGGAGCTGTGCGGGACCGCTGGGGCAAAGCTGACTTTTTCCAATAACAGCTATATAAAAATCGTGGCGGATGGGTGCAGCGTCCACAGTCTGATCCTGGCCGGGACACAAACATCATCCTCCAAGCCGGTGCTGCTGGCGCAGAACTGCACAAAACCGGAAATTTTTAGTTTGCGGGTATCAAAGGGAGGTATACAGATTGACACATGCACAAATGCCATTGTCCGGAATAACTTCATCGGAGAAAACAACGGGTATAACTGGGGCATACGGCTAAATTCAGGAAACAACAACATGGTGACCGGGAACAACCTGACAGGGGCCTATTGCTGCATCTATGCCACGGACGAAAAAAAGCTGACTGCTTCGCAGAACATTGCAGATACCTTTAATGAATGCGGAATAAGCCTGGATACATGTGAGGACGCGGTTGTGACAAGCAATAATTTTTCCACAACCGTGGGCGGAGGAATCATAGGAATTACCTCCATAGATTCCACCAGGACTCTAATCGGAAACAACAATATTAACATGGATGAATCAGGGTATCTGTTTGCGTGCATCAATATTTCCGGGTCCAAGAAAAGCATGGTAATCGGGAATGTTCTAAGAGATATTTCAGCCCACCAAGTGGTGAATATTACTTCATGTACCAATATACTGATCACCGAAAATGTACTGGTTTCAGACTACGCAACAAAAATTAACACATCTGGCAGCAGCGGCATTACGCAGTTAAATAATTACGGCTATGGCCTATAAAAGGGTAGGGAGGTAAAGCAATGTGGCACTGAAAAAAATTACAGAGCAAACAACAAACAGCTACCCCAAAAAATCAGCCTATGTGTTGGTAACGCAAAACGACGCGGACGATCAGGGCAACATCAAGGAAAGCCTGCGGCGTGTGCCGGTGGCCCAAATGCGTGTCATGGTAGACGCGAGAGACGCAAAAGGCTATGCGGCGGCGTTCTCCATAACAGAGGATGGATACCCCGCGCTGACATTTACAGAGGTTGAAAGTTAAAAGAGGAGACCAATTATGAGCGACATTACAAACATATTCCCCAATAAAGCCCAGTTTGACGAAATGAACGGATATCTGTCCATTCTCGCGGGCGTGGGAAACGCCAAGCTGCTGGACGCCTACGCGGTCCAGCGGGCAATCCGAAACGGAACCATTCAAAATATTTTATCCGTCGGGGACTTTTTCACGGTGGGCAGAAACGGAACGAACTGGCTTTTCCAGGTGGCCGCGTTTGACTATGACGTGCCGGTTGATCCCAACTACACGCATTCCATGCGGCTGCTGATGTATCCGTGTTTTGCCAACGTAGTGTTTGACGCACGTGAGGCGATTTTCTACGCGGAAACCGAGCTGGCGGCGGGAACCTACTGGTTTGCTGACAGCCGCGCCGGGAAGTATGCCAGCTTCACACTGGCGCAGGCGGTGCCCGCCGGCGGCCAGATTGTGCTGACAGGCTATGGTACCAGACCGGATTACACCCTGACCTCCCTGGCCACCTACGCCTCACAGACTGCCACCGACGCGGCCGAGACGGCCGCCATTACCGTCAGCGACACGGCGCCCTCCGAGGGGACGCAGCTGACCACGGTCAACGACGGCAACCGCCTCCGCTGGGGGTCCAATAACTGGCTGCAGTCCGCGATTCGCCAGTGGCTGAATTCTGATGCGGAAAGCGGCTGGTGGACGCCGGGCAATCCTTACGACCGCCCGCAGTCCTCCCCTGCCGACGGATTTTTACATGGGATCGACGAGGACCTGCTGGCCTGCGTCGGAAAGGTGCGTCTGCGCACAGGCGTCAATCCTGCGGATCACGAGGGCACTTATGGTTATTCCGACAACGAGGAGCGGATCTTTTTGCCGTCCCGCACGGAAATGGGCCTGGGCAATTACAACAGCGTCATGGAAACACCGGTGGCGGCGGATGGGACCGCAGCAACCGACACGCTGCCGCTGTTTACCGGTGACGCGGACCGGATTAAATATCTGAACGGGGTAGCCCGTTACTGGTGGCTGCGGTCCCCTTACCCGTACGCGAGCAATGTGAGTAACACGTACAGTGCGTCCCTGGACGGCACTTTGAGCTACAGCGGTGCGTGGAATGCTTACGGGGCGGTGCCGGCCTGCGTCATCTACTGATGGAGGGTTCGGAATGAGAAAATTAACGGACAAAGAGATTTTGCAGGTTGAGCGCCAGAAAACGGCGGCGCTGCAGTCCGCGCTGCTGAAAGCCGGCAGCGACATTGACTATCTGGCCATGATGTCAGGCGTGGACCTGGACACGGAGACGGAGGGCGACGATGAGCAAGTTTGATAAAGTCAAGGGGTATTACGACATGAGGCTGTGGGACAGGGGCCGGGTACAGAACGCCGTTTCCAGGGGATGGATCACCACCGACGAATACCGGGAGATCACCGGCGAGGAGTACGCGGCGCAGGGCTGCTGAGCAGCCAAAATACATACTACTGGGGAAGTGATTTTATGGAGTGGACGGTGGTAACCGTGATCATCGCGCTGGTGGGGCTGGTGGGCGTATTCTGCGGCTGCGCGTGGAAACTGGCGCGGGAGCTGCAGAACAACACGGACGCGACCCGGCACCAGACCGAGACGATGAACCGGTTCCGACAGGAGAACCAGGATGACCACAGGGGGTTTTCGGACAAGCTGGATAACCACGAGCACCGGATCACCTTTTTGGAGGCGCAGAAATGAGCGGGGGGAAACCAAAGCCCCGCCGGTGGCTCACGGCGTCCAAGCTGATTGCGTTCTGGATGCTGGCGCTCACCACGGTGGTGTCGGCGGCGACGCTGTACTTCATGCGGCTGTGCATCCTCCGGGACTTCACCGGGGCGCTGTACCCGCTGTCGGCGCTCATTACGCTGTGCCAGGCGGGGAACGCCGTGGTACTCACGGCCATCACGGGCAAGTCCAGGGCGGAAAACACAAAAGGCGGCATCACCTACGACGCCGCCATGAGTAATGCCTCCGACGAGGCGACTATTTGAAAGGAGATTTTTTATGAGTGCGATTCTCAGAAAACTGTCCAGCCGGAAGCTGTGGCTGGCCATCGCGGGTGTGGCCACCGGGATTGCCGTGGCACTGGGGGCCAGCTCCGGCGACATAAGCACCGTGGCGGGCGCCGTGACGGCCATCGTATCGGTGGTAACGTACATCGTAACCGAGGGGAAAATTGACGCGGAGGGCGTCAAGACGGCGGTGGAGGCCGCGCAGAGCGCGGTGGGTGCCGTGACCGGGGAGAGCGAGAGCCATGCCGACGGCCAGTGAGATTCTCGCGTGGGCGCGGAGCTACATAGGAATTAAGGAATCCCCGGCGAACAGCAACAACGTCAAGTTCAACACCCGGTATTATGGACATGCCGTGTCCGGTTCTCAATACCCCTGGTGCTGCGCGTTCCAGTGGTGCCTCTTCCAGGACATCGGCGCGCCGGAGCTGTTCTACGGCGGCGGGAAAACGGCGAGCTGCACCACGCTGTACCACTTCTACAAGAAGCATGGCCAGACGGTGGAGCCGTCGCGGGTCAAGCCGGGGGACCTGGTGTTTTTTAACTTTGACGGAAACGCCTCCGTTATGAACCACATTGGAATCTGCGAGAGCGCCGGGGGCGGTTCTGTGACCACCATCGACGGTAACACCGGCACCAGCAGCGAGGCCAACGGCGGCGAGGTCATGCGCCGGAAACGGGCGCTCAAATACGTGGGCGGCGCGGCCAGACCGGCTTACTATGAAAAGCAGGAGGAAGAGATTGTGACACAGGAACAGTTCGACAGCATGATGGACACCTATCTGGCCCACCGGGCGCAGATGGCCCCCGGCGACTGGAGCGCGGCGGAACGCACCAAGGTGGAGGCGGCGGGAATCATCCAGGGTGGCGCCGGCACCGGCTACAAGTCCTTTGTGACCCGCGAGGAGCTGGCGGTTGTCGAGGCGAGAGCGCTTAAATTGTGAAGGCATAAACGAGCTTGGGCTTTTTGTTAAGAGAATGTTTATTTTACGT